GGGTTATTGATATCGATAGAAGATACAAAGTCTTCTATGTTAGCCTGCTCCATGAACTTAAACTTAATATCAGTTTGCTTTTTCTCTTTAACAATTCTACGAATGAAAGCAAAGTAAGCTATTTGGGTGAAGTATGAGAATGCATTAGGTTTACCCGTGCGAGTAGATGCATCAATACGATAGTTATAAATTGCTTTTAGACAATTCTCAACACCGTCCATGACCATTTCATCTCGGTATGTATATCGTACAAAGTTTGGTTTGTGGGATAGTCCTTCACAGATCTTCATAAAGCACACTGCAATATAGTCAGGTACAACTGGATTATTTTCTCCAGCTTCCTTGGCTGCGTTTGCTGCAGTCACATAGTCGACTACTGCATATGAGAAATCTCTGTTGTTTACGTAATGGGGTTTGTCTCTAGGTTTAATTTTCTCAGTCATGATGAATCCTATTTGTTTTTAATGTATTACTATTATATCATAGTTTTATACATATGTACATACCTAATTAAATATATTTATTTTTTAAAAGGTATGTACTTTTGCGGTAAAGCATGATATAATAAGAGAGTATCTCTGCGGAGGGACAGTATACTATTAATGGGTAGTTGAATTACCTCTGATATGATTTGAATCTTCTATTGCTCTGTTATCCATATCTGTAGCAGCATCTAATACCGTTCTCATATAATATGCCTTTACATCTGTTTGTACATCTGAAGTTAGCAAGACATCATATTCTTTTAGATAGTGTAAACTGTTAGCGGCGAATGGTAGCCATGGTGTAAAAACATATTGATGCTCATTATCAACCATAATATTCATTGGTTCTTCTATAGCAATCAAAAACCCATCATCTTCATCATCATCAAACTCATGAGTGTATGCAATAATCGATTCACCTGAAATCAATTTAAATATTTTAACTGGGATATCTTCCAGTTGTATGGGGAATTCTTCTACTTTTGTTATATCAGTCATATATCTATTTATACCAATTTAATTTCATGCATCTTAAATTTAAACCTTTCTTTAGAGTATATTTTGACGCGTTCCGCGGCATGGTTGAGTGTGTAATTCTTATTAGACTTCCAATGTAGGTCATCAGCTATGTCATATATCTTCGTATCTAATGTGCTTTTTCTTAATCCCCTACCAATACTTTGCAATACCCTAATCTGAGATTTAGATGGAGAGGCAAATATGATGTTATGTAGATTAACTATATTGATACCTGTAGAGAATGTACCATAAGAACATACTAGTATAGCATTAGCTTCTGTCTCAGTTATTGCTCGTATCTCTTCTCTGGTGTCCGCAGGTGTCTTACCACTGACATAAAATACTTTTCTTGTATCATTAACCGCAGCATTGATTGATCTAAACAGTGGTTCGCCATGCTTATCTACGTATTGAAACAATACTAATGTATTCCCTTTTAGATCTATGGCTAGATTCTTTATAAAGCTATTACGTCTTGAAGAAGTTACAATCCAATCAACTTCATCTTGGTACTTCATCTTGCTTACTAATTTACAATGGTCATCACTGTGTTTAAGTAATAATATATCAATAGATACGTTTGCAAGATCTCCACGATCAATAAGTTCTTTACTTGTTGTGATATTCTTATGTGCTCCAAACAAACCTTCGAGAACAAGCTTATGTGTCTGCGTACCATCAAGAGTACCAGTCAATCCGAATCTATATCTTGCCTGTGTGCATTTGGTTAGGATACTTGTAAGAGACTTTGCCTTAAAGTTGTGTGCCTCATCTCCTATAACCATACCGAATGTTTGAAAATATCCTTTCTGCATTTTGTATATAGATTGCCATGTGGATATATATACTCGCTTAGTCTTATGTCCTTTATCTAAACCTGCCATAATTTCATGGCATTCTTTATCTACATTAAATCCTGGATCATTCTCTGAGTACTTAGCAAAGTCACCATACATTTGTTTAACAAGAGATGTAGTAGGAACAATCAATAATATTTTATCATCGTTGTTCGCTAAGAAATGCCTCATTAATAAATATATGATATAAGACTTGCCTGAGGCTGTAGGAGATACTAATAACCCTCTACGTGTTTTGAGTCCATGCTTCACCGCGGCTAATTGATAATCTCTTGGATCGAATGGTAATTTTAAATCACCAATCCAATCCATGTTATCATCCCATTCTGTTTTCATATCGGTTGAGATTTTAATATTTCTCTCAGCACAGAAGGATTTTATATGACCAAATAATCCAGAGTATACGGATTGGTCACGCATGTTAAGTAATCTCAGTTTGCCATCCCATAGTTTATTACGGAATTGAGGCATAAATTTATAGCCAGGAACAAAGAACGTAAAGTACTCTGCTAGCTCTTGAATGATACCTTTATCTTCACAATCTACATAGATAAAGGCATTATCCTTTACCTTGACAATCAGCTCGTCTTGCATCTTTCCCTTAACTCTGATGTAGAAAACCCATGGCTTCTATCATTATAATGTATCTCAATGTCTAGGTGGTCACCGGTAAATTTACGATTTATATAATCCTCACCTAGAAACCTTCTATCGATAAACTTTAATAGAAGTAAATTCTCCAAATCTTGTTCAGATTCATATGGAATAATCTCATCTATATACTTACAACCCTGTAATTGAACGAATCTTTCCATTGCTGATTGCACTGCTGCTTTGTTTGTGGGATTAAGATTAAGACCCACGATCAAATAATCGCAATTCTCTTTACAATCCTTGAGCATTTCAATATGCCCAGCATGCAATAAATCGAATGATGATGCTGTAAAACCTATCATACACCTGCCTCAAAACTTCTCCATTTAATTATATTACCAATGTTCTGATGTCTCCAACGTATAGTGCCCATGATTTCGTCTAAGGTTTCTATAAGAACCTTATCATATTCTAACATGGCTTGGGCTTTTTGGATGTCTAGGTCAGCGTCATAGTAATAATTCATATCACCCTTTAGAGGTTTATTAAGACCGCCGAAAGGATCATACTCCCACTTGAATGAGTCAATTTGCTCTTTGGATAATTTACCATTATAGTATAACCACTTATCTTTAAGCAGCGTCTTATAATCTAAATCTTTTTTCTTGCGTCTGATTTTAGAGATAGTAATTAGCTCTAAGTATTTGCTATGGATACGCGACATCTTTACTGTAGTGTCATCCAACTTCAAATCATCTATTATGGAGTCTTCTTTCCACATTTTCAATACTTCTTCAATATTCATAATATTCCATTTATAACTGTTAAAGTTATATTATATCACAGTTTTCACTCAATGTACATATTTTATTTATATAAATTCATAATAGCTATATGAGAATGATGCTATAGCAGTTAGGTATTCCACGTCAGTTGTAGTAATATCAAATGGTAGGGATGAGATAGTTGTCGGGTAAGCATCCACAAATTTAATTTGTTTTGTTACATTGTTAGCAGAGTTCATAACAGTCAGGGTTAGATCTCGTGTATGATTCGTTGCCGTATGATTTGTTTCTACGTTGCTTTTAATCCAGTCAAAAATCTCTTTATAGTTTAAAAGATCTTCATCGATAAGATAAGATATTTCGAATGCACCAAAAGTAATTTTATCTGGTGCCATCTTGATATTCAATTGAGTGTACGGCAAGTCTGCACCGTCAGCAGTAATGTCTGGAAGCATCATAGTTTGTATAGTAAACTCAGCACCAGAATATGTCTGGCTATCTAGAGTTAATACAAATGACGATGGATTTAAAAAGTTTGGCATATTAGTATTTATACATTTTGTTGTTCATGCACTTATTTATAAGGTAAAAAAAACCCCATCCGAAGATAGGGTCTTTAGTAACTTTAGAAAAGTTAAGTAGTGATCTATAGACCAGTTACTTTACGTTTTCTGTAGTATACGTTGTTGCCATTGCCAGCAGTAACAAAAGGATTGTCCGCAATGCCGTAACGAGTCTTAAAGCCGATACGTGGTTGGAAGTCATTCTCACCAATCGTCTTCATCATTGATAAAGGAACGTATGGGCAGAAGAACATACCAGCATCATAAGGATTAACACCCTTATAACCAACAGTAAAGTAATCTACTGCAGCGTATGGATCGATATAAACTTTCATACGACCGTTTAGAGTTCCAGCAAACAATGAACCAGTTACGTCAGAATCAAAGTTCTGAGGACCAGATAGACCCATGCCAGTATCCAATGCGCCAGCAGTATTTAATGCTGCAGCAACACCATGAGAAACAATTACAAAGTTACCCTTGCCACGACGAGTGGAAACAGCAATTTCGTTAGCTTCTTGTTCGATAGCAAATACCAAACCTTTGACACGTTCTACTAACCAACGACCACCGCCATTATCAGCAGCAGTTTGTAGAACAAAGACACCAGCAGCAGCACCACGAGCAGACGTAACAGAGTTAACGTTTACTAGACGGATGATTTCACGGTTCATCTCAGCAAGAATCTCAGTTGACAAGATATTTGCCAATTCAGTTTCTGCAGATAAGCCATGAACAGCTTTAAGGTCTTGTGCCAATTCAGTAGTGTATTCAGCTTTAAGAGCACGAGACTTTGCAGTCACAGTAGTCTTATCGATTGAAAACGCCATCTGAGGGATATCAGCAGCAGCAACTTGTGCTTCAGCAACAGCAGTAGTGTTACCAGAACCAGGTTGATACTCATTAACTGTATCAGAGTCGTTACCAACAGAACCACCTGAAGCAGGATCGTCACCAGCAAAAGGATCGTTGTTGCCAGCATCAGCTGAACCAGTGTCACCAGAAGCAGCACCAGAGAAAGCTGTAT